TAGTGCCATCCGGCATCGCCACCATTACGAACGGGCGAATGTCGCCCAACGCCTTCGCCGCATCAGACTGGGCTTTAGCGGCGTAGAAACGGGTAGCAATCGGACCGACCTGTAAGCCTGCTTTGATCTCGGTACGAAAAGCACCACCCCAGTTCTCCTCGTGACGTGTAAGGTGACCGCCCAACCCCAACTTTTTACGGGCACGACGCGCCTTCGCATCCCCTTTAGTCCGATTTCTACGACCGCGAGCGGCAGGGTCGGCACACCCTCTAACTCTGCGTACCTGATTGCGGTCGGGTCGTCCCAGAGTGCCAAACAGCGGGCAGTTGTCCAAGGAACATTTGTCCCTGTTGCCCTGACATTCCCCTTTGCGTTCATCGGTCACTTCATTTCCTCAATCATGAAGATGACCTTGTTCGCATCACCCTTTGTCATCTGTTCCAACTTGTTGAGATGAGGGTTGTTGAGCAAGTCCTTCACCTTCTCAATCTTGTCGGTGTACGAAGCGACACCTTTACCTGAAAGCATTGCTCGAATCTTTCCGATTTGTGCTTTGCTTGCTGGCGCATCAGGGTCTTTGATTTGTGGGGTGTCCGCAATCTGTTCCGATGATGGGAACGCGTCACGGATTTGAGCAATCAAAGTCTCAGCATCGGCAACATCCTTGGCGGTTGGTGCCTGCTTCAACTGGTTGAACTTGTCCCGCAACTTCGGCATGTCAGCATCCGTCAACGTTGCAAGGTTGACACCTGCTTCGTCTGCTACCGCTTGAGGGTTGAGTCCTTGCTTGGCGCACGCTTCGGAGAAACGTGCAAGCATGTCACCCGTCGGCTTCGGCTCCGGTTTCGGTGCCTCCTGTCTTACGACCTTTGCCATTTCCTCACGTGAAGGACGTTGACCTTTCGGTGCATAGTTGCAGTTGGCAAGCGCCCTCCCAATGGCGGATGTCTCACAGTTTTCTACGTGAGATGTGCGGTTCACTGGGCTGGCGTCACGGGTTTCTTCTGCGAATCCTGTGGCGACGGGGCGTGTGTCTTTGATGTCGAAATAGATTTCGGCACGGAACACGACACGGTTCTCGTCGTAGTGGTGGATTGCGGTGAACACTTGTCCGTTCGGGTGGTCTGCCCAGAATCGGCGCAGTCTGTCCTCTACTGTCTCGTAGTTGTCAAGGTTGAATCGCATGGTTATTTATCCTTTCCGACCACACGGAACGTGCGGTACGTTGATTGTTTCTTGTACTTCGCGGCGAGAGCAGGGTGCTCCGCTTCGAACTTCTTGGAATCGAAAGACGTACGGTTCGCTGTCTTCCACGTCAATAGCAACTGGTCTTGCATCAGCCCGTACTCGGAACTGCCAAGCATCTCGCACAACTGTGCCTTCACCAAATCTTCCATCTGTTCCGCTTGGGCTTTCTGTGCTTTGGCAAGTTCGTAGCGTTCAATGAGGGCGAGCGCATCCTGCGGTAGTTCGATGCCTGCTTGTGCACCACCTTTGCCTTCGGGGAAACGGGCTTGGACGTGACGGTATTCGAGGACTGCGTTCTCTGGCATCATCCCCATGTCGATAGATGCGAGGAATGTTCGGCAGGCGTCGATGTGGGTTTGTTTCTCGTCACTGGACACTGCCTGCACATGGAAATGTAAGTCGAGGGTCGAGTCGAACACAATCCAAGTAATCTCCGATACGCCGGTGCAGATGGCTTGTTGGACACCTTGCCAATACCAGTAGGCGGGAAGTTCACCGCGCCAAATCTTGTTCGTTGTCTTCTGCTCAAAGACCCTGCCATCCTCGGACATGGAGTCGATGGTCGCAATCAGACGCACCCCTGGCTCGTCGTATGCAAACAGTTCATTTGGTTCAGTCAACGGGTGACCGAGCAAGGTGCCCGCCCAGTCACGGATGGGGGCTTCAAGGGTGGTGCCTCGAAGCATCGCAGAGTTCGGAGCCTTCGGTTCGGGTGGATTCTCAGCCAACAGTTCGGTCGCCAAATCTGCTGGTGTGACGAACGCGTGCTGACCGTGAACTGCTGCACATGCCGACGCTGCGATACGTGCCTCACCGTTCTCGTTGCGCCAACGAACGTTCAACCATTCTTGCGAACCGTGCGTGGGCTTAGCGATTCGTGTAATCATTACCGTGCCTTTCTCTAGTTGTTGTGTTCTCCTGTTCACCGTACAGGAGGGGTGTCACATTGTCAAGTCAAAAATCTGGGGTGCCCAGAACGACAACTTTTTGTACCATCCCCAACGGTACGTGGGTCACCATTCCTACGGAGTCCATTTCTGGTTCCTCGTCTGGGCACCATGAGCAAGTTACCGACAAGTAACCTTCAAGCAGGTCTGGCCATAGCCAACCGACCGACACCACATGTTGCGGTTTCGGTGCGTAATCCCTCGTATGAATCCACCCGTTCGATGAGTCGAACGCGTCAATCCAATGAACGGCAACAAGCGACCAAGGGCAAGGTGTCACGCGTCGTACCTCTGGTCATACAGTAAAGCGCACACGTCGGCAGGTTTCAACAGATAACCCCACGCAGGGTTGTCGGACCGGCGAGCGAAATCTCGTGTCTCCAACGTGTCCTTGTTTGCTTCAATGAAACGCTTCAAACGGTCCACCGAGACGATGATGAAACCTCCGTCCATAGAAAATATGTACACCCACCATTGCGCTTTCGTAACCTGCAACCCCGACTTTATCCACTTGCCGCATTTGCGTGGATTTTGTCGCATTTCTATCGCCATGTTTCCGTTGCGGTACCGGTCCGCTTTCACTTCGAAGGAACCTTCGACAAGGGATTCCAACATTTTGCGGATGCGTTTCTCGCCCATCTGACCGTACTTCAAATCCTCCGCGAAGTTGAACGAGTTTGATTTGATGTCCCAATCACTGTTCTTCACGGGCGGTACGTTTCACCTGTCTTGAACATGCGAGCCAACTCTGCTGTCGTACGACTTGATGCTTCTCGCACCATTTGAAGGCAGCCGACATATCCCGCAAGGTCAATGATGTTGTCAGGTATGTCGAGATGGTTGTCGAGTTCGTTCATCAAACGTGAAAGTTTGACGCACACCATGAACAGGATGCCGTCTTCGGCGGTCATCACATCTTCGCCTTTGAGTGCGTTGTAGATGGAAACTGTCCGCGAATAATCTTCGAGGGGATGCGAGTAGGCGTTCTGCCTGTCGCGGGTAATCAGTTCATGTGCTCGGAGAAGAATCTCCGCGCCTTCGGTCGGGTCGTGCATGTTTCCCCTTTACGAGTTGGTCTACCTTGGCTATCAGATTCCACAACTCGTCTTGTTCAGCCACCCCAGGGTAGACCTTCCTAAGATACGTTGCGATTTTTCTTAGTTCTAGTTTTGTGAACTGTTCGCCCATTGTCAAGCATCCCCTCCAATGCGTGTGACTCTAGGTGACTGGCGAGCCGTTCGTCAACTCGGTCCACTTTGTCCTCTACCCGCTGCTGGGATTTGCGTACTACGTGGAGAATACCCATAACGACCTGGTGGTCGGTGTGGTTTTCTTTGCGGAACTTGTTGATTACCGCGACAAGGATTCCACCGACCGCCGTAATGGTGGCAACGATGATGCTTGCGGTGGCCGTGTCCATTTCAAATCTGTTTCACCTTAGCAAAAGCAGCCTTCACTGCCTGTGGTGAGTCCGCCATTTTGGGTGAGATTTCCACATGTATCCAGTCGCCACCGGGCGCACCAGTGATTGTGCGACGTGTGTACTTGGTCCATGCTTGCCGGTCACAACGCCAGCCACGCCCATGCGGTGCGGGGAAATAGTCCAAAATCATTTCAACACCGAGTTCTTCGTTGTTGGCTACAAGCAGTTTGATTAGTTCCCGTGCGTGTTCTCTGCCATCTGGCTTACCTTTGGAGCCAGTCTTCCGGTAGGACAAGTCCATTGCCCTGCCGGTGGCATGAACGGACAACGATTCTTTACCGCGCTTGTTACGCACGACCCACGTGCCGTTGTTCCACAACGCACCGCCCGTAAGTTTGGCTACCTGTTTGACGAACTCCTCTGTGCCAGCCCGTTTGCCTGGGGCTGCTCCGTCGCTAGTGCCTGTGTATTTACGATTCCGAGCCACGTCCGAAAGCCTGGTCGTTCGGGTTTATCCAGCGCAGGACGGGTGGGATGAGGGCTGCGACGAACGCTTTGGCTAGGTCCATTGGTTCGTAGTCGAGGGTGGCGACTACGGCTACGACGGCTCCAAGTGCCGAGCGTAGGTAGGAGAGGCACATCTGCCATTGCTGGTGGGTGATGCCGACTTTGACGCTGGGCTTTGAGGTACGCTTCTTTGTCATGATTGAAAGACTAGCACTTGGCGCAGGCGTATTTCTATGCCTGTTCGTGGGCGTGGGTGTAGTGCTGGCTGCTGGTTTGTTGTGGTTGTTGTCGTTGTGGGGTGATGACGAGTTGCCGCTCGATTAGTTGACGGTTTCTACCCAAGCAGTTGTGGTTTCATCCCACGAATAATTTTTGCCGTCGGTCGGATACGGTACTGGTGGTTCCCATTGGCATGTGGTTTCGTTGAGAATCCATGATGCGTATGGTTGTGGTGCGATGAAAGCGTCACGCACTGCGTCAAACGTGTAGCCGATGCCTGCATAATTTTTGCGGAACGTTGCGTTGAAACTTGTTTGTTTCCAGTTCGTACCGAGCCCAAGTGATTCTAGGAACGCTGCGCCTTGTGCTTCGTTGGCCGGTGCTGGGTCGGGGCAGTCGGTGTTGGATACGGATAGGACACGGAGGACCGTGTTGTTGTCGTCGAGTTGTGCCATGTACGCCATAAGAGTCTCCTTATGCTACCACGAGCGAACCCGTGTCATTGAATGTGTGAATCGTGTACGAACCGGAGGTGGTGATGGTTCCACCTGTGACGATGAATCGCGCACCCTGGTCGGTGCGGTAGCGGATGATGACTACACCCTTACCGCCTGCTGCTGGTGAAGTGCCGCCACCAGCACCGCCGCCGCCGCCCGTGTTCGGCGTGCCAGCCGTGCCAGCGCCACCCGACCCTCCTGCGCCACCGCCACCAGAACTACCACCGCCGTTGGCTCCTCCTCCGCCGCCTGCACGAGCAACGGACGAACCAGTAATGCTGCTACTTACGCCAGTTCCACCGTCGGCAACAGAAGTATTCGTTGCTGGAGTACCGCCCACTGAACCAGCGCCACCACCACCGCCGCCAGGATAAGTCCCACCGGGAGCAGGTGTGCCTCCACCAGCAAAACCTTGATTCGGTGTACCGCTACCGCCATTTGCGCCGCCGCCACCTGATTGTCCTCCACCACCAGAACCGCCACTGCTGCCAGTTTGACCACCAGGAGTAGAACCTCCTCCTCCTCCTCCGCCAGTTGACGTGATTGTGGAAAAAACAGAATCGCTGCCGTTGGTTCCGTTTGTGTTTCCCACTGCCGCGGCTCCACCGCCACCAACAGTTACCGTGTATGTTCCGATGGTGGCAGACAACGGTGTTTCCGCTGAAGCGCCACCGCCCGAAGATTCTCCGCTAACTGATGAACGATAACCTCCGGCACCGCCACCGCCACCAGAGTTACCACCTCCGCCACCACCACCAGCGATGACCAGATACTCGATTTCCAGACTTTCCAATTCTGTCAATACTGGGTATCGGACAATAACTACACCTTTACCGCCATTACCGCCACCAGCGTAACCAGAACCTCCACCACCGCCACCAAAATTGGCTGTTGCGTTCGAGCCGTTGGCGCCAGACCCGACACCACCGTTGCCAGCATTTGTTCCAGCAGTTCCGCCAGAGCCAGTCACCGCACCACCACCACCACCACCAGCGTATGACTGGGACGAACCAGAAATGGAAGATGCGGAAGCAGCGCCACCATTGCCGCCGACGCTTCCAGTGCCGTTGCTTCCAGCGCCGCCTTTGCCGCCACCGCCACCACCACCGTAAGCGCTGGCAACATTCACTCCGTTGCCACCAGCAAAGCCTTCACCAGAAACACCAGTCCCGCCAGTCCCGCTTAGATAACCGCCACCGCCACCAGAACCACCATTGGAACCATTGGTGTTGAAGTGCGCTCCGCCACCACCACCAGTAGTTGTTACAAGTGAACCTATTGAACTTGCTGTTCCACTTGAACCTTGATTTTGTCCCGTTGCGCCGCCGTTGCCACCACCACCAACAGTTATGGTGTACGTCCCAGCAGTAAGGGCTTGGCTTCCTGTTTTCATTCCGCCAGCGCCACCACCACCAGATGAGGCGCCGCCACCACTTGCTCCTCCTCCGCCGCCACCACCAGAGACAACCAGATATTCAACATCCATCGCCTCAATAGGCGTGAACGTCCCAGTGTCATTGAACGTATGAACAGCCTGCAACTTGCCCTGCGAATACACATACGTGATGTCACCACCGGACGCTTTCGGGACAACACCCTTCCGGCCACCCCACTTCGACACGTACTGTGCGGGTCGTGTTCTTGCACCTGAACGACTCATGCCACCACCAAACTACCTGTGTCATTGAACGTATGAATCGTGTAACCGTCAGCGTATGTAATCGTGCCGCCGGTAATCGCAAACACAGTACCGAAAATGTTTGGGTAGCGGACAATGACTACACCCTTGCCACCCGCCGCCGCAACATAGGCACTGGTATTTGCACCGTTACCACCGCCACCACCGCCGCCCGTATTTGCCCCACCTGCTGATGCGTTTGTCAAGTTGTTTCTGCTTGCTCCATTGCCACCGCCACCATTGCCACCGCTTGAACCGGCATCAGCGCCACCACCACCGCCACCGCCACGAGTGACAGACGTTCCAGTGATGCTGTTTGCCAAACCATTGCCGCCGCTTGCTGTCGTCGGCGCAGCGCCAGCACCGCCACCACCACCGCCCGTGTTGGAACCGCGGCCACTGATTCCGTTGTAGCCCTGAACAGGTGACGCAGTACGAGTGCCAGCACCACCGCTTTGCGAAGCACCACCACCGCTCGACCCGCCGTTACCGCCGCCACCGTTATTACCACCACCACCAGGACCGCCACCAGTCGCAGTGATTGTGCTGAACACGCTGTTGGAACCAGCACTTCCCTGAAGTTGATAGCCGCCAGCAGCACCACCGCCGCCAACAGTAACCGTGTAAGTACCTGCGCCAAGCGTCAAAGCACTTTCGGCTGAACCACCACCGCCAGTTGTTGCACCAGAAACACTTGTGCGATAACCGCCAGCACCGCCACCGCCACCGCCACGATAATCACCGTTTGCGTTGTGACCGCCACCGCCACCTCCACCCGCAATGGCAAGGTATTCAACTTCAACAGAAGTCGGCTTATTGAACCAGTTAGCCGTGTACTCCCCCACACGCTCACGCTGACCGTAACGCAAAGTCATGCGTCAACCTCAGACCGTAATTTGATTGACGTACCCGTGAATCGTCACCACATCGGCAGTCGCACAAAACGCCTTCACCACAAGAGCCGCCGAAGCATTACCCTTGATAAGAAGCCCAGGGGCTACAAGAACCAAACCCGACTCAGCAGCAATCGTCAACTCAATCAAGTCATCAGGTGAAG